CATCTATAAAGGAAATAATCGTTGGGTGATGGTGACAATAGATCAGACCCGATTAGGTTATCTGCTCTGCTATAGTTAGCGAACCGAATTGGGGCAGCAGTTGGAATTTCTGCGTTTGACATTTCCTTCTCTTGCTCTTGCACAGCAAGGGATAGGTTACTCAAGAACTCCTGTGCCTTACGATTCTCACGCGAGTTCAATGCCAATACAGCATAGATCATCGCATCAGGAATGAACTCAACCAATTCTTTCGGATCAGTTAAATCGAAGTATTTCTTCGATGCGTAGAGTGTAATACACTCGCAGGTTTTTGGTGCTTTGAATCTACGGAAGGTTGGATTAGCATCATTCGGTTGGTAGATTGCTATCAGCGTCTTTGTTTCCAAAGTAGCATCATAGGCATACACCCGAATCCTACCTTTGGTGACTGGCTTGCTAACTGTTCTAATTCCCCTTACAGATACATCAGACTTTCCGATGGATGGATATGCTTGCGCTGTTACAGTTACTTTATGATATGTTGAATATTCATCCTGCGCCTCAAACATCAATTCTACGCCGATGTCTTCTGAATTTTCAGCGAGGACTGCGATTTGATATGGACGTGTAGTATAATCTCGGAAGAGGACATGGAGTCCTCCTACTTCTGTAATCAACCTATGGCATGAGTGATCTGCGTGGAGAGCAAAAGCGTTGGTAGCGTTGAACCATTCATCAGCGAGGCTGGCAGATTCATCACCGATCCAAGCAAGTTTGATTTGCTCATAGCGGGCCGGAAGCGTGAAGCAATCGTTTACGCAACAAATCTGGACGTATTCTTCTTGCGAAGTCCAGCCTCTTTTATTCCACAACAATCTCCTCGCTTGGTTTACAGCTTTGACTCCGCGCTCATACGAACAGGTGCCACTGTCTCCGACGAAACCCTTAACGAGTTCCACCATCTCTTCGAGGGTATCAGCCATAGGGATTATCGTTACCGATAATTATTTCTGGTAGCCTTGCTTGGGAGTGCCAGCAGTCGTGTAGATACTTGGCTTTTTAGCTCCAAGGTTTGGCATATTGCCCATACCTTCGCCGATTTTACCGCGAGTTGGTGCGCCGCCAGAGACGAGGCGAGGTTCTGTTCCTTTTAGTGGTGTCATATGTTTATTTTCTTTATGGCTTGTTTATTACGAAGTGTGAATCGCCATCCAGTCAACACTTGTGATCTCAGCAATGTTATTTTCAATGCGGATCGAAAATCCTGTAGTTAATTTGCTTCCTACATTTAATGAAAAAAGTGGTGTAGGTTGTGCTGCAATTGAAGAATTGCAAACTGGAGTAATTGATATTCCATAGTTTGCAGTTGGAAGTGGAGTAAGAAATGTTACAGTCCTAACTGAATCTAACGGGACTACTCCGATAATTGTTCCATAACGAGCATTTATAACTGGAATTGCAGCAACAGTTGTTTCTAATGTATCAACTCGCGTATCAAGTGCGCTAATCTGCGTTTGCTGGTCAGCGAGATCTTCGTTGATTTGAGCAACTTGCGCTGGAGTTACATCGCCAAGCCCCGGCACATTGATAGTTCCGTTAGTAAGAACCTCATCAATAAATTGCTGAAATACACTTTGCCAGTTACCAGTTGGACAGAAGTCATCTGGGACATTTGGAAATGTAAGTGCTGGAGACGAAGATTGATTGTCCATAGATTAATTCACGATATTGTATTGCCAATATTTCTCTTGGCAACACAAAAATGGTTCACACTCTTGATTTTCTTCTGGGCAGTCGCCAACTGGAGAGTCATCGTTGTTCTTGATGTTTGCCATCAATCTTACTCGATCAACTGTAGCTGCTCCGGTTAGGTTTACTTTGATCTGGAATTCTGATCCTTCTACTGATGGGATGCCTGCCAAGTCATTGCATTCGCTTGGGTCTGGTGTGTTAAACTTGTAGCGTTTGTAGCGATTACCGCCCCGTTGTGGGAAGCATTCAGTTACTACTGGTGAGCATGGGTTGCACCCGAATGTCGTAGGCACTTTTAATTCTGACCAACATGGATTGGAGTCTGCGCGGAAATCGACGTAGCTATCTACTTCACCTTTAATCTCACTCATCCACATTTCTCCACCAGTAATCTTTTTGCGGAGGAACTTGTTGGTAGCCCCACTTCGGTTGAAATCATACCTGCCAGTTGTGAAGAAGGATTCAATCTGCCTTGTTCCATTCGGGCCGTAATCGTCACCTTGAGCTATGGTAAACTCATAAAGTCGGTTCTTGTTGTCTGCGTCGAATGAGAATCCAAATCCTCGCTTCTCGCCTTGGATTAATGCAGTCAGAAGTTGAGTTGGTCTAATGCCCGTCCAAATACCATTCCAACGGAAAGAAAGTTGTGCGTCTGGTGCAGGTGAAGAAGATTGGTCAAGATCGAGAACTACCATTCCTCGATGATACCTGTTTAGTCCTTCTACTCCTTCTGCTCGGTAAGTTTGTGGCGCAACTGTGCTGATAATGTAGTTATCAAAAAACATTGTAGAAGCGAATTGCTTCATCCAAGGAGTATCATTCTCTACCCACTTGTTTACTTCCCTCGATAGTTTGCGAAGCGAGAAGTATCTGGCAAACTCAGATTGGCTATTGGAATAGAATGCCCAACCATCGTGTGACCTAAACCAAAGTTCAGAGTTAGCAAGTCCAAGGTATGGTGATGTGCATCCGCGCCCAAGGAGTGAGATGCGTTGGATGTTCGATGTATTCCATTGTGACCTTGGGATAGATACATCCATTGAGAATGCTCCGTTACCAGTAAGGATAACAAGCTCGCCTTGGCCACGAAGGTTAGTTCCAATCTGTGGCATGACTTTCATTCCCGTAATATTCCCCATCATGGCAGGAGTAGAAAATGCTCCACCTTCTGCCCAGTATCCAATCTCTGTGAAGTTCTCTGTATTCTTGGTATCAGTAAACCCACCACCATAGATAATGTCAGATGCGTAGATTTGGTTGAACCTATCAGATACAAAGACTCGCCCGAAGGCATACTCCATAATCGTTCCAATCGGCATCTTTGCCAAGTATGGATTCAGTCGGTAAGCAGGGATCTTAACTGTTCCATCTCCAATTCCGCTTCCAGTTGCCGTAAATTTTACTCCAACTGTGTTGGATGACGCACCGATCAAAGTGAAGTTTGTAGTTCCAACTGATACAATCTCGCAGTAGTCTCCGTTTTGGATTTCGCTTGCTGTCAGCGTTCCTAATACTCCATCCCATGCTATGGCATTCTGGTAGCCGTTTTGGATATATGCCCGATCTTCAGCTTGCACGAAGAATGTGTGCATCATGCCCGGATCGTTACCTTCGATAATTTTGTAGGCAAATGCCCGATTGTTTACGATCTTTAGAAAGTAGATAATCCCAGATACAGATAGCAACATTCCATCGCTTGTTCTATAGTTAGTCGCCCGATATGGATACGCACCTTGGAAACTACCACCAAGAATATCGTTAACGATAGTCTCGGATTCTCCGTCTCCAGCGATAATCGGAATATTCCGAATGCTTGGTCTTGTTCGGTTAATTCCGCCTCGGAATGTCCTATTAACCGATTCTGATACTACAGACTCTGGTAAATACGATGGATGAGTATCTGCGTCTTGCGCGATGATACTTGTGAATCCATCAAAGACTGATCCTTCGGTTGGCATTTATTCTTATTCGTAATCTTCGGGATTATCGTGCTTGTTTGGGAAGTCGGCGGGCCAGTTCATAATATTATCCCCAAACTTCAAATTGTGCCATTGTTACAGTCACGCTATCAGCTGCATTTACTAATTGAACTTCAAAAGAAAGCGTTTTGTCAGATGAATTCATGTTTTCTGAACCAGTATCATCTACATTTATTTTTTGCGTTCCACTATGCGAATAATAAGAAATCATAGCGGTTTGGCTTGTTGGCGAAGTAAAAGTTATATATCCCTCGCAAACCCAATCTCCCGTATCCGTGTTAACATTTGTTATTGAAGCTAAAATAGTAGAACCAAGCCTTAATTTAAACTGTTTTGCTGCTGTTGTTCCTGTAATGCTTCCATATGCAATAAATTTAATTTGTTGCGGTTTTCTAATGGAAGATATAACTGGAGCAAATGTTCCTTGTTCTAATATTTTTTCTAAGATTGCCGTGCTTACTACTGTTCCAGTTAATGTTATTTGAGAAGTAAGATAATCTGTCCCAGTTCCACTATTGCTATATGCATTTCTTGAAATATCTGATGAATATGTTTGAACAACTATATTTTCGTTATTTTCGTCTGGTGTATTTGTATTAAATATAGTGTCTTGCCGATAAATATTAGAATCAAAATCAGCTCTAATTGCTCTATTATTTCTTTTAAAATTTGATCCCGTGCAATTAATTCTTGAACTATTTGTGATACGAAGTCCATCTATATTGTCTTCAATAGAACAATAATCAAAATGTCCAGTCGAATTTTCTTGAATTAATGCCCCTTGTGTGCAGAAAGAAATTAATGGCCCTTCATTAGTTGTTCCTGCATTTTGTCTTCCAATAGAATGCGGAAGCGTTCTTTATCTTTGTAAGTATTAGCAGACTCATTGATTCCTTTAAGTGTCAAATCAATCAATGGCAACACAGCTTTATTCTGCATTAGATTAGGATTAGATGCGAATAAACCCATCACGTTTGAATAAGCTCCAGCGGTATCGCCTTTTTGAGCAAGTGTCATCGACTCCTGCATACTCTGCTGCAAGAATGGTAGCATCTCCTGCGCTTGCTTCTGCTGCTCTCGTTGAGCCAAAGACGCGCCGACTTGCTGACCAAGTTTAGCCAAAGAATCTCCAACCCATGCGGTAGATTCCGATGAGCGATTGGTTCCCTGCATTATGAGTTCTGCGATAGACATAGTAAATTATCCGGTATAATAATATCCACCAGCACCTTTTGTTGGTTGATAGTATTGTATTTGGCTTGTTGGAACACCATATGCTTTCGATGCTTGCGCTCCAGTTCCATAAAATCCAGTTGCAGTATTTAAACCAGAAGTTCCTGCTCCAGCACCTTGCGCTGCATTAAGTTGTCCAAGCGCACTACTGTATCCAGACAACGCGCCAGAAGTAGCTTGCCCAATATCAGAGACACCTTGCCCTACTGCTTGTTGTGCGGCGTAGCTTGCGGCGGCATTTTCTTTATTCGCTCCGTAGATTTGCGTAGCAAGACCAGACTGAGCATTGAACATATTAGAGAATATATCACCTGTCATCTTAGCTTTCTGTAAACCAACTTCTGCTTGGGCAGTTTGGTAGTTAAGTTGTAGTCTTCCTACATCAAGTGGTTCTGCTTGGAATGCCCTTGCTAATTGCTGCCAGTTTTGTGCTGTGCCTTGGATGTTTGGGATTGCTGCCAATCCTTGTCTTTGAATATCAAGTGAAGTTAGCCCAAGGTTACGCGCCATTTGCCCTTGTGCTGCTTGAAATCCGCCAGCTTGTCCTGCTGTTGCTGGGTTAAACCCTGCGCCTGCACTCTCAGCGACATTACGCATGATCTGGTCTTTGACATCTTGCGGGACTTCTCCTTTAAGATATTGCGAAATAACATCCATCGCCTGCCCAATTTGGCCTTGAGCTTGTTGGCGTTGTTGTGCTGCTCCGGGTTGGAATGTCTCAAGTTGTTGGCGATAGTAATCTGAAATCTGACCAGCATCACCGATCATTGCTCCAAGGTTATACTCTGGAGCCTTGACTTCACTAATCATTCCTTGGACTTGCTGTTGTCCTTTTTCGTATCCCTTTACAGCTTTTCTCTGTTGTTTTTTAAATTGTCCTGCTGCTGCACCTTGAGCTTTCTTTGCTCTATCTGCTGCCGACATTGAGATAGCCGCTGACCCTGCTGCTGCACCTACAGCAACCACGCCAGCAGCAATAGCGAATCCGCTGGAATGAAACATCTGTGGATGCTTATCGTTGCCTAATGGGTCTGGTAAAAGAAATCTCATTTGATTAAATCGGTTCTGTTATGCCGCCATTTCTGAACTCTTGGGTCTTCCTTGGCGATGTGAGGATTAAAGTCCCTTGAAGTGATGCTGTCAATAATTTCGTCTGGATCAGTTAAATCAGTTACATGACAGGTAGTCCAGATTGTGTCTTTGTGAGTAGCCAGCAAACGCCTTGTTCCTGCTTCTGTGATGCCACTGTAGCCTGTTTTATACCTGTGGGCGGGGATGCCATGATACCATACAGTCACATCGCCTTTCATAATAAAGAACGGATGCGTTGTCAGATGAAGCAAACTTGTGAGAATCGTATCCTTCGGCATATAGATTTCACGAATATACATTCCCGGCGTGAACCTATGAATCAATGGACATTCCCGTGGAGGTAGTTTCAGAATTTCCAAATCCATCAAGTTTAGTTCGTAATCTGGGTCACCATACCCAACCACTTTCCTTGCGTCGATCTTGTCTGGAATTGTCAGTGTCATCTATAAAGGAAATAATCGTTGGGTGATGGTGAAAGTAAATCAGAACCGATTAGGTTATCTGCTCTGCTATAGTTAGCGAACCGAATTGGAGCAGCAGTTGGGATTTCTGCGTTTGACATTTCCTTCTCTTGCTCTTGCACAGCAAGGGATAGGTTACTCAAGAACTCCTGCGCTTTACGATTCTCACGCGAGTTCAATGCCAATACAGCATAAATCATCGCATCAGGAATGAACTCAACTAATTCCTTTGGATCAGTTAGATCAAAGTATTTCTTCGATGCGTAGAGCGTGATACACTCGCAGGTCTT